TGACCTAACATTTAGTACGCCTGTGCCACTAGGCACAATATCCACATTAGCATTACTGTCATTTGTACCAATCTTATTACCATCAATAGTTATACCGTCTAATGTTAATACACCAGTTACAGATTTGCTGTTTAAATCTAAATTACCACCAAGTTGTGGCGTAGTATCGTTAACAAGATCAGAAGATAGACCAGTTAGTAAACTACCATCCCCTACAAAAGCATTCGCAGTTATATTACCCGTAGCATTTACATTACCGGTTACATCTAATATTTGTGCTGGATTTGTTTTTCCTATACCAATGCGACCATTGGTATAATCAACATAAAGAGTATTTGTGTTAAACGCAAGATTGGAATCTCGTTCTAAATTTGCTCTTAGTGCTTTACCGCCAATACGACTTATAGCCATACGTGTATTCCTTCGCTATCTTGCGTTCACCTATTAACATCCAAGGTGACAGGGTTTGTATGATTATTTATACTTAATGTGTAGTGCTATCAAAGCCGTGTATTACAACAATAGTTTCACTGCCACCTGGAGGACTAGTAAATGTAATAGTTGTACCAACCACAGTGTAGGCACTTGCTGGATTCTGATAAACGTTACCAACCGCAACCAAGACACGCTGTTCCTGATTGCTTGTAACTGCTTTGCTCATTGTAAATGCAGTTGTGGACCCATCTCCTGTAAAGGAATCCTGGGTAATAGCAACATTGCCTTCTTTACTAAACTGAGTAAATGTGCTACCATCATAGTATTCCATTTTGCTAGTATCTGTGTTAAAACGCAGATCGCCAGCTTTACTTACAGCTGGCCTAGCAGCAGTCCCACCTGATGGGATTTCTACGGCCGCAGAGTCTGTGCTTTTTATTGTGTCTCCACCGTCACTTCTGCCTTTTGTTTTTACAAAACCTGCCATTAGATAGTCACCGAACTAATTGTTCCATATACACTTGATGCGTGACTAGCAACACACTGAATCATATCGCCATTATCTAACACAAGTTTTTCTGTGTTTACAACATAGGTGTCAGCGCCATCAATGTTAATAGTTTTAACTATTTTATTGGTTGCGGCAGCAGTTGCGCCATTTTGCACTACATGAACATCTAGTGTCCTTGCTGTTGCATTATCGTTCATAAAAAACATACAAGTAATTGCTGTTTGTCCTGAACTTGTGTAAACTGTTGTTGCGCCTGTTCCTATTGCACCTGCTTGTGTTATTGCCATAACCTGTTTCCTTTAAAAAATCAATCCGTAAACGATTGCTTTTGATTTGCTTACCAATTCATCTGATGTAGTTCCGTCTACAAAAAATACACCTGTGCCGCCGCCGGCGGCTGTGTTGGCATATATTAATGTGGCACCGCTTACACTACTTGGTGCACTCTGATCAGTCAATTGAATGGGTGCGCCAACTTGTAAAGTTCCTGTGCCGTTAGGAGCAACTATAACATTACGATTACTTACAGTTACAATACTTTTTTCATTTGTATCTATATTGCCTCCAAGTTGAGGTGTAGTGTCGTCAACTACTTCTGTTAAACCTGAAGTACTAGTTACAAGCAAATTACTATAACTACTGCCTCCGTCTGTGCTAATTTTAAATTTATCATCATTTTCGTCAAAAACTAGTAATGCATTGTTTGCTGATCCACGATCAAATTCTAACCCAGAGTATCTGCCAGTAACACCACTACCACTTTCACCATCATTTAGTTTAATGACTCTGTCTGCTACTTCTGTATTTGTAGTAGAAATAGTAGTGGTCGTACCTGCAACTGTTAAGTTTCCTGTAACCGTGGTGTTGCTATTTAGGTTAATGCTACCGCTAGGATCTAGCGTTAAATCTCCCTGCACTCTTTGCACACGACTCATAATGGCTCCTTTAAAACTTATATATTATTTATCCATACCTACAAATGTGATAAACTCAGATTTACTCATTACACTAAAATTTGGCATACGCTTCCAGTCATCAGGAGTAAAGTTATCGACTGGATTTACATGTATAAATCTTATATTAGGGTAAGTTTCTGCTATATGCACAATCTGATTTACCCAGTTTCCATAAAATGTTGGAGTATCTTTTTTTGCTGCATAATGATCCGTGCCAGCGTATATATTGTTAATAAAATCTGATGTACTTGTTAGATCCATGCCTATCAAAAATATATAGGCATGTCCTTTTGTTACTGCTATCCCTACAGCATTTGGCCCACTACTGTATCCTTGCCACCGTTTGTCCAACGGGAGACTCATATTATTAGTGTGTTCTGGACGAGTGTAATGTTCTTTATAGTGACTGAACAGTTTGTGCCTTTGCACCTCTTGTGTCATTCCCTTGTCTACACTTACTAACACATCTACATGTTTGTCATTAAACATCCTATTACAAGCATACACAGTGCCCAGCGGCTGTAAGTGTTTTGTGTCAAACTCTAGTCGTGTTTGTCCGTTACCTAATACAAATGCAAATTCAGTCATGATTTATTATAACAATATATACAATATGAGTCTACTAAAATTCTCTCACAATGGACACAACTGGGGAATTGTACGCAATCAAAAATGTGCAAGTACCAGTGTGCTAAGTTATATAGCACAAGTTTTGTGGGATGCTAATCCAAATGATTTACAGGCCTATAACACATTTAAAGTAAATGCTCCCGGTGTGTATCGCAAGTTGCATAATTTTTCTGAATATGAATTAGATTTGTTGGGCTGTGATGTAAGGGTTGCAGTATGGCGTGATCCTGTGGAAAAGTTTGTTAGCGGATTTTATCACACAATGTTTTCTCCTACAGGTGCACAAGACGCATTATGGCAAGGTCCGCATACATTAGATGAATTTTTAGAAAACTTTGATTACTATTATGAGAATAGCATACAAGTAAAGGAACACTGTAGCACAAATACTGCAAGACTGGGACCCAGTCCACATATGTATACTGATGTTTATTACTATACAGAAACATACAAACTTGCAAGTATGTTGGGTGCTAATACTATAGTAAATCACAGGCAAACAGATCCTAAACCCGAACTTACTGCCAAACAACGAGAACGAATAGTAGAGTTACAATATCAAGATTATGTGAATGGTTGGGCATAAAAAAGGGAGGCATAAAGCCTCCCTCTCTCATTAGTAAGTAGTTAGTTACTTTCTTATGCGAATGAGATGTTGCTCATTGCAATTTCACCAACATAGTCACCGGCGTTACCGAGTGAAGATGCAGTGTTGGAAAGCTCTACATAACCATAACGTGTCATGAAGCTAACTACTGGCTCAAATGTACTTGGGTCAAGTACTGTACCTGAGCTCATAAGTGGAACATATGGGCAATAGAATGCTGCGGCATCTGTTTCACTTGAACCCTTGTAGCCAACTAGTGTGGCAGTGCCATCACTAGCATAACTGTCTACATAGATACGCATTGCACCGTTAAGTGTACCAACGAACTTGGTGTTTGTTGGTGCTTCAAAAGTACCTTCTGTTGTACGAGCAAAAGCACTTGTGCTTGCACTCTGTAGAACAGTCAGTGACTCTGGGCTAACGACTGCAAAGTTACCTGCGCCACGACGTGTACGCTGAGCAATTTTGTTTGCAACACGGTTGACTAGAACTGCAAGAGCTGCATGCTCGTCACCAACATATGTTGCTGTACCACTTACTGCTGCCTGGTTGTAGGTCTCTTCAGTAGCAGCAAGGCTACGAAGTGAACCAAGAACTTCTTGGTCAATTTCTGCGGTTATTTCTTGTGCCAAAGCAGCCATAATTTCTGCTTCAACGTCGATGCCGTGCATGGACTGTGCGTCCTGAGCGGCTTCAAATGTCCAGCGAGCTTGCAACTTACGTGTTTTAGCTTCTACTGGCTGCTTCAAGATTTGGATTGAGATCTGGTTACCACCGTCACCTTCCATAGCTGCTGTTGCACCTGCACGACCTGTTGTGCTTGTTGCACTGGTTGTACCGGAATATGCTGTTGCAATCTTGAATGGGCTCAGTGCTTCATCACCAGCAACTGTATCTGTGTCGAATGGTGCACTTGCTGTTGATGTAACAGTTTCTGCATAACGAACACGGAGTGTGTGGATCTGACCAACTGGTCCCTGCATTGGTTGAACACCAACGATTTCGTTGGCGATAACTGTGGGCATAACACGGCGGATAACTGGTAGAATAACACGGTTAAGTGTTGCTACGTTTCCGCTTGCTGTTGCGCCGGTGGATGCTGCCTCTGCCAAATACTTCTTAGTATTTTCCAGGACAACTGACATGCTGCTGCGACGTGAACCTTCAAGGCCCTCAAGTAGGGCGTCTTTGGTTTCGTCCCAACGGCTTTCTAATAGTACGTCTGACATTTTATAGTCTCCTCTAGTACCTTACTTCAGGCCTGCCAACTGGCGTAGTTCAATGATATTGCTATCATCTGCTTTTTCTTCTACAACCGGTTGTGTTTTAATTTCCTTATCTCCAGTTACCTCACGGCTTTCTGAAATTACTTCCTTCTTAGCCTTTGGTGCAGCACCGTCTAATACTGCGGGTAGATAACGATCGAAAGCGTCCTGTAACTTACTTGTTTGTACGCTTTCTAGAAGGTCACGCATAATTGCGCCCTTTTCTTTATTGAGCTTAGTGAGAAGTTTGTCCATTGTTTCCTTGCGTTGTACGCTTTCTGTAATGGCTTCTACTTCACGCTCTTTGCTCTCAATAATCTGTGTCTTTTCTGCGTTTGCTGTTTGACTTTCAACTAGTTCAGCATCCTTCTCTTCAAGGGCTGCTTCTAACTGGCGAATTTCTTTGTTTTCGTTGAGATAGCTTGCACTAAATTCGCTTGCAAATGCTTCAAAAATCTTGCGACCAAAACTGTTTTCTTTGGCAGCTTCGATATCCTCTTTAAGTTGAGATAGTTCTTTTTCTAGATTCTTAGCAACTGACTCCTGAACAATTTTACCTGAACGCTCAACGAACTTGTCTTTGAGGTTTGCAAATTGCTCACGAGCTTCCTTAACAAGACGTACCTTTGTTTCTACAACATCGTTACGATCTTCCTGGAAGTCTCCAATTTCTTTTGCTAGACTTTCAATAACAAACTTTTCAAGTTTTCCGACAACTGCGGCCTGTGCACTGCGGTCTTGATTAAGTTCTTTAATTTCTTCTGCTAGCTTGGTTACTAGGAACTTGTCAAATGTGCCAGATGTTTCTTGCATCTTAGAAACAAACTTAGCACGATCTTCTGCAATCGACTTCTTTTCAGAAGCAAATTCTTCAAGTTCTTTTGTGAGATTTTCAGTTACCATACGATCTAAGGCCTCAACCATAACGGATTTGTCGTGCTCATAGCGACGAGCAAATTCCTCACGGAGTTCTGCCCTAACCTCTTCTTTGGTTTCACTTAGCTTTGACTCCCAGGCTTCCTGGATTTCTAACTTTGTGTCCTCATTGACGAGATCGCTATCTAATAGTGGTTTGATAGCATCTAGCATTATATTCTCCTAGATCTTAAGGTCCTTGATAAGACGAGTTACCTCATCCTTCAAGTATTTTTGTACACGGTTATTACCATTTGCTTCTTTAGCAATTTCCAGTACGTTGTGCCCATTACGCATATTCAAAAGTCCTTCATATATGGCTTTAGGATATGCATTTGGAGCACTTGGTTGTGCCACACAATCTACTGTGACAATTTCGAAGTCAGAGACATCACCAGAACCTTCGGAAACGTTTCCGCTACCTCTACTGCTGACGCCTAACTTAACACCACTCTCCAACATGGTCTTTACAAGTGTCCCCATTGGAGTTGGTAATATCTTTAGTTTTCCATAGCCGTTTGGCCCGTCCATCCACATTTCTGTAATCATGTGGCTAACACGATCTAAATTAATTTTTAAATCATCTGGATGATCAACTTCACCAAGAACGCTGTTACCTGATGTAATTTGATCGTTCAACTGCTTAACGGCATTGGAAATTTCAGAGACGGGGTAAACACGCTCGTTTGCATTTTTAACCCCTCCCTGAATACAAATGCCTTTCATGAAGAGATCCTTACCATCATTAGCAGTCTCGGTTACTACACGAGCTTGATCAAAAGTAAGAGTTTCTCTAAGGTAGTTCATACTATGTAACCTTACGCCTTACTCATTGTTGAGCCTTTGGGATCGGCTGCATCAGTTTGAGTTGTGCTTTTTGGTGTACTTCCGCCGGACTCTTCGCCAGTAGGATCTACGGATTTACCGCCCATGTTGTTTTTCTTTGCAACAGGACCAGATTTTCCGTCACCTTGCTCACTGCTAACAGGAGCTGGTGCTTTTTCCTTGTACTCACGAACAACTTCCTCAGTCTCTTCAACTGATTCCATGTCCATTTCTTCTTCGTCTTCAGCTTCTTCATCTTCGTCGTCCATTGGCTCGTCCATTGGCTCGTCCATTGGCATGTCCATGTCCATTTCTGGCTCATCGTCGCCGCCCATGATTTTCTCAAATTCTGCTTTGAGTTCGTCAAGTGCGTCTTCGAGGTCAACTACACGATCTTCAATTTCTTCTTCGCTGTCGTCTGCTTCAATAGCAAGACCTTCTTCGTCTGCTTCGATGTCGGCCATTAAA